CAACGGAAGTCAAAACTATTCGCGGAAGCATTGGCAACAGATTCTTGATCTGTTTTTGAGAACTTGGTTTTCTTCAAGTATTCTAGAGTGGCTTTACGATAGTCTTTTTCCGACCAATTGTAATTATACCAATTCAAAGCCTTCTGAATCTCCCAGATCAACTCACTAGTGTCTGTAATATTCTTAGCAGCAATGTTTGGCTCACCACCGAGGAGTACTGATTCTACAGTATCACCCTTACCGATAGACTTGTATCGCTTTTTGCTCATGGGTATAGTTTACAGTTTTTCTGTCGGTTGTCAAGGTTTATAGAATACGAATACTGGTTCGTATTTGTGAAATCGTCCGTTGACTTTGCAATAATTCTTGCACTTGGGTAAACCATCTTCACCTACACGATTCTGTCCTGGCATATTTTCTAATGCCATCTTTAATGTAAATTTATATTCCATACCGAGAGACTCTAGAATCTTTCTTGAATCCTCTTCCAGCGGAAGATAGTCGCCGCTAACAAGTAGATCAGCAATATTCCATAGTAAGTATCTGTCATTCTTTAAATAAGAAACACAGGTTTCTAGGGTTGGACGTAAGAACCCATCACGCCAAGATTCATATGAAGAAAACTTTTTGTAAGATTGATTCTCATCTTCTGAATATGCTTCTCTATTAAAATATGGCGGAGAAGTAAATACCATATCTACTTGCCCTTTGTATTGCTTGAAATCGTCAAGTCCAGATATAGTCTCAGAGCCAGAAGAAAACAAATGATAAGTATTTGTTGACGAGAAAAATGGGTTTGCTCTATAAGTCTTGGTATTATAAAAATCTGCAATAGCATGATACTTTGAAGGATATCCATCGCAAATCCAGTTTTCAGGATTAGGATCAGTACCAACATAGTGAATATTCCTATCGTCCTTTACAGACATTGCTCCTAAAATTCTACCACCCCAACCACTAGAAGGATCGTATATGACAATGCGATCTTGATCCTTGCAATGTTCGGTGAATCTTTCATAGAGATACTTTGCAGTCATTGGTGGGAAGTTCACCGCCGGTTGAATATAACCAATACGAAATGAAGCAAATCCAGCAGGGAAAACTCTTTCGCCCTTCTTATAAAGACGAATGGCATAAAGTTTATCATCTGGAATATTCTCGTGATCAAAAGTGGAATAATGTCGATATGACATCTTTGGCTTCCATTTTTCGAACTGCTCTTTTGTCAGTTGAAGAATCTTTGACTGCTCTAATTGGAAATAACTGCTACTAGCACCTTCACGCAGTTCCACTTGTTCTAACATGAAATCATAGCCAGTAAACACGGAAGGATTACTAAAGAATACCTCCATCCATTCGTCGCCACTGGCTACATCTACGATTGAATATTTCTTATCATGCTTGATCGTAGACAGCGCGTGTTTGTAAAACGAGTCCCTACGCAAATGACGCATAGTTCCCCGGATCATTCTTGGAAGATACTTGTCATCCGCAAACATATCATAAATTGAATAACCAGTATCATTCGCGGAATAGTTGATTCTCGTTTTAAACATATTAGAAAACCATTGATCTACTTCTACGCCAATACGAGACTTATTAATAATTACATCGTCTGGAACATTTGACAATTCGTCTGAATTGGTAAATTCGTGTACAGGATATTGTCCCAGTTGATTGAACTGGTCAACAATATCCGATTCATCTTTTCCGGTACGGGGAGGACACCCATATGTGTCCCACGAATTCAAGATCGCTTTACGCATCTTGATTACCCACTGCTCAAACTCCTTTGGAGTCATAGCAAGCAGATCCTCAAAGTATACATTTACTTCTAAGTTATTAATTACGTGGTCATTACGCTCGTAAAAGGGTTTCTTTCCCACTTGTAAATCACTCCCGGTAGTTGTCCGCCCATCCATGATATCTTGCCCACTTCCTGAAACTGATGCTTCAGATAGAACTTTCTTGCTCTTTCGTTGTTTTCTCTCACTGATAGCCATACATTTGTTCCTGCATATTCTAAAAACTGTTTCAAAATTCTTGAAGCACTACCGTCACCTTGAGTACCCGCTGCTATTTGGTGCAGCATGGTTTGCCCTTTAGGAACAGTCAAGTTGCCAAGTTTGACATCCTTTTTATATAGGCTAAAGGTTATTACAACATTATCTTGGAAAACTGTATTGTTTGCAACTATTTTCCTAGTGACATAATCTTGTCGAATATGTGGAAAGAACTCTTTATGCTTCTTGAATACTTCCAGTACTTCTTTTAAATTGTCAAGTGTAGCCAAGTTCATGCGATTTTGCTAAAATTGTTTCTCTTTACAAACACAATATGATCGTTAAACTTATCCTGCAATAGTTCCTTCGATTTGTGAGAGATAACATAAATGTTTGTATTCTTATCCAATCCTTTAAGGATATTCAAGAACGCTTCTGTAGCAGAATCATCCAAACTGCCATCTAGAACCTCGTCAAAGATTAATAGATTGCAACTTAATGAATTCTTTAGTTGTGCAATATATCTCCAAGCAAACAATAAAGCCAAGTCAATCTTGCGCTTCTCTCCCTCGCTGAAACTATCGTAAGTGAAAATGTCGCGGTGACGGCTCTTGATTGTTTCTTCAAATGATTCACTCAATTCAAACTGAACAAAGAAGTCCATCTTGGAAAGATAACCATTGATTACCTTGTTCATGATTGGCAAATAATGCTTAATGATCTTGCTCTTGATACCACTATCCTTCAATAGAATAGAAGCGATGGAATAATATTGAAGATCATCTGAAAGTTCCTGACGTTGCTCAGTTTCTTTCTTACCCTCTTCGACAATTGAATCCAGTTTGTTATTTTCTGCATCAAAATCTACAGTATCATCTTTATTCATTTCTTTTTGCAGTTTAGCAATGAATTGATTGCAAGCAGAAATTGTATTGTTCTTTGTTGTAATTTCTTTTTCTAGAGCAAGAATCTTTTTACCAAGTTCACGGTCTTCTTGGATCTGTTTGTCTAGATCTTCAAACAAACCATTCAACTCCTCACTCTTAGCATTCATTTCATTCTTACTTGCTTCCAGAGTAGACATGATACTTGTCTTGTGCTCTTGAGACAACTTCTGCTTGCACAAGGTGCATTCTTTATTATTTTGGTAATATTCGATTTCTTTGTTTAGTTTATTAATTTGAGCAGTGATATTTTTAATCTGATACGATATATTGTTTGCTTCGGTATCACTAGCATTATTTGTTTGCTCTTGTAGACCATCTACATCTAATTGAATAGTTTGAATGTCTTTTTGCAGTTCCGAAATCGTTGCTTGATTTTGTTCAATCTCGGTAATTATCTTATCCTTGGATTCTTTGCTCTTCTCTTGAAGCACCTTAATGTGATTCTTCTGTGCTTTGGCACGTTCCATTAAAATGGCAAGACGGTGTTCAATATCCCGGATGTTGTCTTTTGCTGTTGCAATCTTTGCTTTTAACATAGTATTCATAACAGAGAATACATCAATATCTAGAAGATACTCTACAATTGCTCTGCGCTCTGCTGCGCTTAATCGCATAAATGGCACATAGTTTGTACTACCAAGAATTACAACTTGACAGAAAGACTTATAGTTCATCTGGATGACTTGTTCTTCCAGCATCTTCTGATAGTCTTTTGACTTGGAATCTTGATTGACTAATACCTTGTCCTTGTAGATTTCAAATACCTTAGGAGCAAGACCTCGTACAATCTTATAATTTGCACCATTAGTATTGAATTCTATCTCAACTACACAATCTTTTTGATTAATGCTATTTGCTAACTGTGGGATATTGATATTACGATATGGTTTACCGAATAATACAAAAGAAATGGCATCAAGAAAGGTTGTCTTTCCTGCACCATTTTCGCCACTGATTAGAGTTGATTTGTTCTTTACCAAATCCAGTTCGGTGAAGTTATTTCCTGTTGAGAGGAAATTCTTCCACCGAATCTTCGTAAATGTAATCATAATTAATGTCTCTTAGTACCACCAATAGTGCGTCTACGACGCAAAGAAATTCTACGCTTCCTTAAAGCGCGACCACGTTTCGACTTAGACTTTCTAGCAGCGCGCTTGGCGCGTCTACGCATTCGTTGTAGTTCAGAACTCTTTCTGCGAACACAACGACGATTGATTTTCTTTTCGCCTGGTTTGCAACGGAATATGATCTTTCTTTTACCATTACGGATAACAATTTTACGCTTTGCCACTCCTTCTAGTAAAAGAGTTTCAAGATCAGTATCCAAAAGTTCTTCAAACAATTCATCAATAGGATCATTAATTGTAAATTTATTAATGTCCAAAACAAAATCAAAATCCTCTTCCTCTAAAAAGAGTTCGAGCATTGCAATTTCTTGATCGGTATCAACCGTGATGATGTTTTCTTCTACTACGATCATGTTTGTACAGTATTTATACTGTTTACACCTTCGGTAAACCAAATGGGAGCATTGTCCATCTTCCACTTAGCAAACCGAGACTTTTCGTGAATGTAATACTGACGGTATGCTTGAACGGCATCTGCATTCTTATATTGATCTGGCATCGCTTGAGCAAATGCAGGCATACGACAATCTGAAATTTTCGTAGGTGTATGGACTAGACTGTATTGCACCATATCGTCATATGTGTGAATTTTATTATAACGACTTTGGTAAACCTTCAACAGTTCGTGGGTATGTTCCCATAGCCAGTAATATGCTTGCTTACAGGAACGAGTCCAAATTGTGCATGGATGATTAATCATCGTGCAACGCAAAAACCTAAAACCCGGACGATCATGTTCATATGTGCCAAACTTTCGTCCATTTTTTGCCGTGCGAGTAATGACTTTGCCGTCCAATACATGATGGGCAGTTGACATCAGTTGACAAGACTCAACAATCATCTTGACAACATGCTTGTCACACATCATCTGTGCAGCAACTCGTGGATTATTATCCAATACAAATATATTCATGTTTCTTGGGAAGAAAGACTTTCGATATAGAGTTCGTGAATAATCTTCTTGAGTTTTTCTTTATTCTCGACTTCTTGCATCCCATCAATCTCATTATTGATGATGGATACCGTATCCAAGGATGCGTCTACTTTATCAACCGACAGTATATCACTATTCTGTTCTTCTGCAACAGTCAAGTTAGCGACTTGTGCGCCATATAAACTATCCATGAATCTATCAAAAATATATGGCTTTGTTTTAGTCTCTACCACAATTTTTACAAACTTATTCTTGTAATCCATGAAGTCGGTTTTCATTGGATCTTCGTCCTTATCGTTATAACGAAGAACATGGAACATCTTGTTTGAATTTGGTACAAATTCCATTACACGGGTATCTGTATCAAATACATGAAATCCCTTGCGCTCATTCACATCACCAAATGTAATCTGATACGGAGTTCCTAAATACGAAATGTTTTTATCGGTTTGCTTGCAGTGAAAGTGTCCAGAATAAACATGTTCAAATTTTGAGAATAGATTAGGATCTAAACCTTCTTCATGTTTAACACCACGCAAAACTTGATAACCAGCAAATTCAAAATGTCCAAGAACAAAATCAGCAGAGTTGCTCTTAATATATTCAAGACAGATATCATGATTGGTTTTATTGATCCACGGTACAAAAATGAAATCTACGCCACCAAAGTTCATCTTTGCCGGCTTAAAATCGTAAATCTCAAAATTTCCATGAAACAGTTCCCGTAAACTATTCACATCATTGGTGTTACGGAAATAAGTATCGTGATTACCAGCAATACAATACATCTTATAATTGCCAGTCTTTAAACGATCCATGAACCGCTTTCTGACTTGGTTTAATGTATGAAAATTAACAAACTTGCGCCGATCCATAAGATCGCCCAAGTGAATGATTGTATCAATTTTATTTTCTTCCAAATATGGAAAGAATTGGTTCTCAAAGAAATCTAAGAAATGATCTAAAAACAATGGTGCATCATTACGAGCACCAAAATGTGTATCAGCCAAGAATGCTATTTTCATTCTTCCTCCAAAAAACTTATCTTCTTTTTCTTTTTGTTTTTGACTTTCTTTGGTTCTTTTGACTGTTCCATATTTTCAAAATACACTTCTTCGTCTTCGGAGATACCAATGTTCCGAAGATATTCAGACAAATCTCCTTTAGTATCCAGAGATTTTAAATACTTGTATTTGATAAGTGTTTGTTTCTTTTCTTTTTGAATTCTACGGAGGAATGCGTAGTATATTATTTGAGTAAAGTAAGAAAAGGGATTGTTGGATTTACTCGGATCGAAATTGGAGCAATACATTAAACAATTTTCGATTCCATCTCCAATCATATCTTCTTTGAATGGGTAGTTCATGAAATTTGGTTTCTTTGCCAAATTTTGAGCAATCTCCATAAAGCACTGTCCAATATAAGAAGTAACTGGTGGAATTGGATCTCCAACTTCTCTAGCTTCTAGAACCTTTGCTTTCCACTCTATCATCTCATCACAGAATTTTTTGTTATTGACATAGTGGGATTTATGTTCTATTTCTTTTACAATTTCTTCAGGAAGTATTTCCGAATCAATTGGAAGTTCTTTCTTTTTCTTCTTACGCATAATATTACTCCGTGCGAGTATGATACAACATTTCTCACGCAATGCAAGTTATTTACAAGATTTTCCTTGACAGAATCCGACCCCTCGATATAATTCACTGTGTACAGTGCCTAAGGGGGCAATTAGGTCTTAATTACAGGTAGTCTTTAGGATCAGGTGACCAATCATCTAAATGATTTCCAAACCCCAAATCGGGGTTTTTGTCTTCTGGGAAGTCGTCCATATCCTCATCATCAAAAGAACCACCAACTAATTCATCAAAATCCGGACCCATTAGATTAATTCCCTGTTGTTCCAGATATTCGATCATTCCTTTTACAACATCTAAAGGAAGATTCAAATTAAAATTAGCCATACCGGGAGGTGGCGCAGATTGCTTTGGTGAGAATGGCATACCTGTAGGCATGATTTGAGGATTAACCGGAGGTATCTCATCATCCTTGATGTTTTGCTTTAGTTTCTTATAAAGATCTGGCATATCCTGTTTGATCTTTTCCATCTCATAACAATTCATCATAATAGGATCAGGATTCCATGTTGCAGCAATTATATCAGTTGTAACTTCTATATCATGTTGTATTGAATATTCTGCCCAATTCTTCAATAAAAGAACTTCCGTAGGATTCATATTCTCATCAATCATGGTAACCGACTTAAACACCATCGGACGATGAAGATTAATAGTTGTGGCAGTTTGTTCAGAAACAGCAGCAATTATACTGTCACCTGATTTTAATTTTAGAATTTTGTATTCTTCCATATTACTCCTCCAACGGAATGATCAACTTACGATAATCAAATTTCTCATGCTCGTAGATTTTCATTCTTTCTACGAAATGACGAAGAGTGTGGTTTTGGTGAGACTTCCAAGAAAGATCATCTGCAATATCATACAACTTTGCTTTTTCTTTGAACTCAGACTTTCTTAGTTGTCTACCAATACTCTGTAATACTCTAATCCTACTTTTGGAAGGAGAAGAGAACACAATATTATGTAGTCTTCGTATGGAGATGCCCGTACTAAACGTACCATAAGAAGCCACTATTATAGCATTCTCTTCCTTCTCTACAATCTTTCTTATAGTCTCTCTATCGTCTGCTTCAGTCCCGCCGTGAACAAAGAAGACTTTCTTTTTATTCATTTTTGTCAGCATGTCATACATTACTTTACCATGCTTTTCTACAAATTGAAAAAGAATAAGAGTGTTTCCTTTTAAAGTTTCTGCCAGATTGCAGATGAATTCGTTTCTTTTTTTGTTCTGCACTAACCAATCTAATTCTTCTGCGTATTTAAATTTCTTGCAATCTTTTCTGACTTCTTGTGGATAACCAAGAACTATACAATCAATACTGAGTTTTGATAGTAGATCTTTATCCATCAATTCTTTTGTTGTCGTTACTTTATGGACTCTGCCAAACAAACCTTCAATAACCAGTTTGTGTGTGAATGTACCATCAAGCGTACCTGTTGTTCCTATACGATATGGACATTTCTTTAACTTTGTCATTATGGTTGTTAAAGATTTGGATTTAAACAAGTGACATTCATCACCTATCACAACTTCAAAATCTTCAAAGAATGATTGTGGCATCTTGAATATACTTTGCCAAGTAGAAATAACTATAGACTTATCTGTAGTCTTTTCTTCTCCTCCGTGGATCTTATGGCAATAGTTTCTTAGTTTCCATGCAGATGCCTTTGAATACTCAAAGAAATCTGAATACATTTGAGTAACCAAAGAAATCGTTGGGACGACTATCAGTATTTTTTTATTCGGATTTATTCTTTCCAAATAATAACGTACAAGCATATAGATGATTAATGATTTACCAGATCCTGTTGGAGATAATAAAAGACATCTGTCATTGTTTATTGCATGACAAATGCCTTCTATTTGATGATCGTGTAGATTGTATGGTACACCAATCGTTTTTGCGAATTGGATTACTTCTTCAGCAGTGATTGAATTCGATCTTTGTTTTTCTGGCTCAATAATGTCATACGACCGGTCTTTTGCAAACTGGACCACATAGTCTTGGAGTCCAGCGTAGATCTCTTGCTTGTAGATGTTGTAGAGTTTGATCTGACCATCCCACATTTTATTCCTAAACGCAGGCATGAACTTATGACCAGGTACTTTGAATGTGAAAAAATCGGAAAGTTCTTTAGCATATCCCTTTTCGCACTTTACCTTTATATAAACTGAATCAATTTGTTCAATGATTAAATCACTCATATCCTAGTATTTAGGACATTATGATTCCCCGTTTATGAACTTGCGCCATGTAATGGCATCTCTAATATGATACTGACGAGATGAAATCATTTTGAGTATTGATTCCAAATAATTTACTTTCTCTTCCTGAACAAATACTCTATCTCTTTTGCCATTCAAATCTGAATCGGATTCCATATAGAGTTCAACATCCTGTTTCAAGATGCGAAGAGAAAACGGCTCCCAACCGTATTTCTTCAAATCTTCCTCGGACATTTTCCCCGTATAGTATTCCCATTTCAGTTTAGCAAGAGAAGATAACTCATTCTTCCATTTACGAAGAACTAATTTCTCGTCATACAATAGGTTTAAGTATTTTCCGTGTAACTGTGGAATACGCAAAGACTCTGTATCAAGTTCAGACTCATTGAACTTCAAATCTATTTCAGCCATCTTTTTAATATCATCAAATAACATAAGTTCTCCTTAATGGAGTATATCACATAATACTACACGGTGCAATTAATAATTTCGTCTTAGTGATTCTATTGTAAACCCACTGTAAGCAAAGGTAACAGTGGCTATAGCAGGATTAATATCACTTATTGTACTATCCAATTCCAACCCGGATATTTTAAGAGGAAAGCAATTAATATATGTGAAATTCAGAAGTCCGTTCGATTTACTGTTCATTACTATAATTGAAATATCAGAAAATCTTTCGCTTTCTTTTACTTGGTTTGAAAATGTATCAATTGGCATAATAGTCCTAGACCAATTATACAATTCTAACCAATTAGACATATCCTCGTTTACTATGAACTTTACGGTTAGATCTTCATGCGTAGTCTTGCCTGGGGTACGCTTTATATCAGTGGCAAACGGACTAGGCTGACTTATAGCGGTTCCCTCGATACCGGGTAGGGTAATTGCTTGACAGAAGTAAACTAAGTGTGGAGTTCTATGCAATACCATCTTATATTCATTCAATTGCATAGGATTGATAGACTTTGGTTGTCTTTCAATTGCGTTTGTGATGCTTCTGGCTATTGACATGAGAACTCCTTTAAAGTATCTATAAAACGAATAAGGGGTTCCTTTCGGAACCCCCTATCGAAGTGTTAGTTATTCCCTAGTATTAGGCGCCACCGTAGGAAGCGTCGTTACCGTGGAGATTGTCAACGCGGAAGATGCGGTAGTATTGATTACGTCTGCGTGTCAATGTTTCTGCATCTGGGAGACTATTGCTGTTGAGAACATATGGGTTACTTACCATACCGTAACGGGTCTTGAAACCGATCTTTGGTTGGAAGTTAGCAGTATCAACAGCTCTTACCATTTGTAGTGGAACGTATGGGCAGTAGAAGAGACCAGCGTCGTATGGACTTGTTCCCTTATAACCTACGCAAACGAAGTTCACTGGGTTGAAGGTTTCGATGTGTGTTGGCATTGAATATGGATCAATGTAAACCTTTACGCGTCCACCGTGGAGTGTACCAGCGAAGGTGTTGCCATTAACGTCTGTGTTAAGAGCACCACTGAAGGCTGGGGAGAAGTCGAGCAAACCACTCATGCTGAGGGCAGCGGCAACGTCTGGGCTGACGATGACGAAGTTACCCTTACCACGGCGTGTTTCTGCACCGACTACGTTGCACTCGCGCTCGATTTGGAAGGTCAATCCACGGAACTTCTCAGCAGACCAACGACCGTCTGAGTCGAGTTCGAGATCGTAGATACCACCACCGGCATTACCATTCAATCCCTTGGTTGCACCCTTACCGTTGAGGTCGGCTTGTTGGCAACCCAACTTAGCGACATCATAGATTTGACGAACCAACTCGCGGTTGATTTCAAACATGATTTCGGTGGAGAGGATGTTAGCCAACTCTGTCTCAGCGTCAAGTCCGTGAACGGCCTTGAGGTCTTGAGCGAGTTCGGTTGTGTACTCTGCCTTGAGGGCGCGAGTCTTGGCTGTTACGGCTGTCTTTTCGATTGTGAAAGACATTTCACCGAAGGAACCTGTTGTACCAAGCTTTTCACCTTGAGCAGTTGTCATACCACGGCCAGCTTCAAACTTACCGTCTGTACTACCTTGATCATCGGCGAAGAGATCACCCATGTCACCGGCGGCTGGACCGTAACCGGCTTGAGGACCAACACCAGAAGAACCAGTTCCAGAGAATCCGGTGTCGGCTTCCTTGAAGAGGGCTTCACTAGCGTTACCTGAACGAGCACCGAAGTTGCTGGCTTGATTGTACTTAGTCTTCATTGCGAAGATCAAGCCGGTTGGGCCATTCATTGGTTGAACGCCAGCGATGTCATAAGCCATCAAATTTGGCATAGCGCGACGAACCAAACTGATCATGATTGGATCGAATGAGTCGATACCAGTACCAGATGTGCTTGATGCACCTGTTTCGAAACCACCTACGTTGCCGAGGCCTGTGCCAGCGACGCCTTGGTAGTTTTCGCGGAGTGCGCGCTCTTGGTTCTCCAAGAGGATTGTTGTAACTGTCTTCTTATAACTATCCTTGATTTCAGGCAATGCCTTATGTTCGAGGATTGGTGCCCACTTTTTGCGGGCAGATTCTGTGATCATTTGACGATTAGGGTCCATTTTAATTTGCTCCTTTAAACCTTTTTTGTCTGAATTTATTTATAATTCCCTGATTTTTGAATTAAGATTTCAGGGTTCTGTTGATTGTGTTATAGTAAAGTTCCATTTGTGGGGTTAGCGAAACTTCGTCGTTGTCCATGTCGCTTACCTCTTCCAAGAGGGTGACTTGTTCATTGACTTTATTTGGCGCTACTGTTCCTACTGTCTTTTTTGTAGAAACTACACCCTCAACAAGGGTCTTTACCTTGCTGCGGAAGTCGTTCTCGTCGGAATATTCGAGGTTTTCTGCGATCTCTCTGGCTTTTTCTGCTTGGAGAACAGTCAATCCTCTTGTTTCTTCAGCAAAGACTCTTTGGGCTGTTAAAAGACCAATTTCCTTGTGAAGATTTACATTCTTTTCGATCTCTTCGTTGACTCTACCTTCGAGACTGGTTACGGCTTCTGAGAGTTCATCAAAGAGATCAACCTTGTCTTGTGGTACTTCAACATAAGATTCTGCAAATAGATTCTTGAGACCGTTAATGAAGTCTTCTGCAATTTCGGTTCTTAGACCGTTTTCGATTGCTACTGCGTTTTCCTTTGCCCATTCTTGGACAACGTAACCCAAGTAGTCGTCGAGTTGCTCAACTAGAGCACCCTTTACAGTTTCGACTTCTTCAACGAGTTTCTCTTCGAATTGCTCAACCAATGCTTCGGTGATTGACTCAACCTTAGCAGTGACTGCGGCTTCGTAGATGGAAGCAGCGTTTTGTACAAATTCCTCTGACAATTCTTGTGAACCAAAGATTGCTGTAATATCAGCAGCCAATTGTTCGTTTGTCATTTGTGGAACTTGTGGTGAGGAGAAGGATGGCTTCATTTGCAATGTTGCAGCAAGACCAGCAGCGTTTGTTGCTGTTGGTTGGATGATTTGTTCACCCTTACCAAAAGCATCCTTAACACCACCACCGAGAGCATCATGTGCTACTTCGGATGACTTACCGGCAACTGGAAGTTGTCCCTTGAGAGAAATTGTAGAAGCAGCAGCGGTTGTTGCAGATCCCTTCATGGCATCTCCAACAGCCTTCTTTACTGGGGCTGCATCTTCCTCTTCTTCACCTTCTTCTTCTTCGCCGGGCTCTTCGCCTTCGCCTTCATCTTCTTCACCAGGCTCTTCTTCTTCGCCTTCTTCTTCCTCGTCTTTTTCTTCTTTTTCTTCAACGAGTTCATATGTGTTGAATAAATCTTTTACGATTTCTTCTGCTATTTTCTTAGGGTCCATTTGTTAAATCTCCTTGATTTGTCGCTCAGATATTTATATATTTCACAATTTAGATAAGAAATCGCGGAATACATTTAGTTTTGCTTCTTGCAGGTTTTTTGATCCTGTTTTTTCGATTTGTTTCTTATAATTCTCAATCAATGCTGGCTTGAATACTCCATTATCCCAAACCCATTCCTTACCTTCCATGATACCATCTACGAATGCATTTGGCGCTGAAGGATCAGCAACTACATCGACGGCAGCAAGCATGAAGTCATTTTGAACATAATTGACTCCATTACGCTCAGATAATGAACCCATACCACGGGTTGATACACCGAGTTTGGCTCCCTCGTCGATGAGGTTTTGTACAATTCTACCATATGGTGTATCCATGATCTTTGCATTACCAATTACTTGAGTACCTTCCATATGAAGGTCTTTGATCATGTGGCAAACTCTCTCTAGGTTGACTGTTGGTCCTTCTGGATGTCCGAGTTCTCCCAAAGCACGACTATTTTTTACAAATGAATCGTTATAGGATTTTACAGCACTTTCCATAACAGGTCCTTCGTAAAACCGTTGGTTCTTGTTTACTTTATTGGACTCTGCGAAAACACCACGAATATAGTAAGACTTCTTACCACCCTCAGCGGCTTCGGAGACATATTGAATGTCTTGTTGTCTTGTTTCTGTTATTAGTTTCATTTATTATCCTTTATCTTGCATTTATTATAGCAATTGGTCCAGGCAGCATGGTATGTGTCCCCACCCGTCGTACCATGAACGGTATTTTTGTGACAGTCACCAAAGCATGGCTCAAGCACTTCACCGTCTGGATAAACATATCCTTCGTTCATATTCTTCCTATTCCTACTACGCAACATTTTAAAGTCATTAGCATCAATCTCACCATTCTTATTTGCATCAATCTTGTGTTGCTTGCCTTTTAATTCCTCTTGAACTTCTTCTGGGTTACCAAACATGCTATTAGCAACTACTTGTTTTGCGGAGTTCATATATTCCCCGGTTTTTACAAATAAAGCAGCATGGACTTGCTTGCGGAATTGCTCCAAGTTGTTATCAAATAAAGAATCTATAATTTTTTCTGTAGACATGGGTATAATCCTCTTTTCATTATTTATACTTTAGTTTATTTAAGTTTAAGAACCGGAACCGGGCGTTATTATGTCCTCTGGGTCTACCCATCCACCATATTCTGGAACCCATATCCATTTCTTTTTAAATGCTGGTGCATATTTAAAATTATTGTAATTATTAGCCAAATTTTGTAATTCATCAATAGTGTAGTTTTTTCTTGCAAAAAATGTAGCATTAGAACCATCTCCAAAGAAAGATACTATTTCGTTGTATTTTTCCAAATCAGTTGGAGTAAATTTAGATAAAACATCTTCAGTTATTAAACCAGCAAAATATAAAACCTTTAAGTCTATTATATCTTTTGGACGGCCAGCTCTTACTTTTTGTAATATAGGATAGTATAGAGGA